ATCCTAAAAACCTAGCGGCTGAATCCACCAAGTTGACTACGTCCACCACACCGACGCGATCAACCCACAAAAAACGCAGGCAAAAAAAAGCCCGCCGGTTAGGGCGGGCGAGTAGAGGAAATCAAGCAAGCACGTCCCTGTGCTTTTCTCGAATATTCGAGATTTACTTTTTCGGGCTGGCCGGAATGTGGTCAGCAATTAGTTTCATAAGTTCGCGTGCAGTCTGCATTCCATTCCGTTGCGCCAAGGTTTGATCTGATTGCTTGACCGATGTTCGCGTACATTCATCTAACCATGCAGCCAAGGCGTCCTTGAATATCTGGTCTTTAGTCCTACGCTCATTCCGTGTATCGGGTTTCCCACCGCCAGCACTTTCCGTTTCGTCTACCTTTGGTGCCAAGCTCGCAGCGTATGCCCGCTTAAGCTCATTCCATGCGCTGTCGGGGTTACCTGCTTTCGCCGCCTGTTGCATTGACTGGAGAGCAATCCGGCACTGCTCGACCTCGGAAGCAAACTTGATACCCTTGGATGCCATACCCTTTGTGAGGGTATGCCAGTTCACCCCGAACTCCTTCGCTAGCACAGTATACATTGAGGCTTGCGCCTTCGCCTTTTCGCCCTTGATCCTCAGGCTGGCAGATTCCGCTTTAGTAGCGGCTTTACTGAAATCAGACAGGGCGGACAAAACAACTTGATTGATAGATGACATGATTTAACACTCCGTAGAATTAACTGATCACGACGTGTGACCAGTGGTGAGAATAGTATCAAATTGTGCCACGTTTGTCAAGTATAACGCTGGTTTTCTCGAAAACTCGAGATTCCCACCACGTCGAACCCCACCTACCCCGTACCCCCAAGAACTACGGAGTAAGGAGGTGAGGGTTCTATACATAATGATTTGCACATTACATCCCTCATTTTTAAACTCGTCCCCTATTCCCCCTTGACCCCCACCCTCCTTTTATGTAAAACACCCCCCATCACTTTTTAAATTCGTCACCCCCGGGGGGTATATATTTTATGGAACGCTTCGCCCTATGGTTCTGCTCGTGGATTCTGTGGTTGGGTGTTGCCTTATTCCTCCTCCTGTCCCCTCATGCGCACTCGGCCCCGGCATGTTTCCCCGGTGAACCCACTGCATCCTCGACCCTCCCTGTGCTTACTGCTGACTCTACTGGCTGCGCTGCAGTCTGGTTCTGCGATGAAGGTAAAGGTGCATGGGCTATGAATTGGATTGGTGGGACTGGTTCCGAATGTGACTACGGGTATGCCAAAGCGGTTGCGGTCCTTGCTCTAACCCATGACCAGAAAGTTGACTTGTGGAACACTACCTTCCCCGCTGCCACATCCACCCCGACTACTACCCCCTCACTTGTATCCAGCGTACCTCCACCCACCGCACCGCCTGCAACTGGGTTAACAACCAAAGAGATTAAGGTTTACAAGTTAGTAACTCAGACTAATGCCGCCCCTACATTCTCACTTGTTGGAACCACCAAACTGGGTCTACCATGCGATACAAGCCTACGCGTCGGCACATTGTTCAGGATAGATCGGACCATGGTAACATTCCCCGCAGGCGTAATTATGCCTCTTATGACATTTGCCAAGTGCGACTAGATCAAGTACTGATTCAACGTAATGCCCCTGCCATGCATAAGTGGCTGGACGAAGCTTTGAAGAAACCGTTAACCTGCTGGGTAAAGAAGTAAGGCATGATATGAAACAACGATTGGCAGATATGTATGATAAGATCAAGGCAGAAATTAAAGCCGCTCAGGACCGCATGTTGCACCTTGTGGGGTTTTGGCCCCGTTTGTTTACCATATTCACTAAGTTAGAGGAAGCTATTATGTCCGCAATTACCACCTATATTGACCAACTAGTCGCCAAAGTAGACGCACTGAAAGCTAGCAACGACACACTGACTGCTGCCGCAGCGCAAAAGGATGTAGATATTGCTACCCTGAATACCCACATTACCGACCTGCAGAACCAGATCGCCACTGCTCAGACCCAAGCTGCCGCTGCACAAGCCCAACTTGCTACGGCTCAGGCAAATGCGTTTGATCCAGCTGACGTACAGAAACTTCAGGACCTCCTAGCTAAATTAGGATAATCTTTGTTTTATGCGGGCGGATGCTATATGCTCCGCCCTGACTCGGTCTGGGCCCCACCCACTCTGCACTCCGGGGTAATTCCCGCATAAAATGCCTTTATGTCTGTTGTTAATATAGAACCAACCAAAGACTCTTTACCTCCGTACTCTACGGACCCCGAGGTTGCTCCCTCTCTAATAGACCAAATTAAGGTCTTGGGGGAGACGGCGGAGTTGCAGGTGGCTCTGGGGGCTCCGTTAGAAGTTGACGAAGCTAGTCTGGAACGGGAGAAGCAGCTGCTGGAAGCGGCTATAAAAAACAGGAAAGTTGAGAACTTCCAAACCCCAACAACGGCGTTTGCTGCCGCAGCATTCCTGAAAACTTATGGGGCTCAGTTAGCCATGGATGTAGCTACTGCCCGGGCAGCAATCACTAATAAGTTAATGGAAATAGCCAACTGTGGGGATGTTAAGTTTGAATTGAAGGCTCTTGAGCTACTAGGCAAACATTCAGACATTGGGATATTCACTACGCGCTCCGAAGTCACTATTAACTACAAGGACCCGGCTGATCTGGAGAATGCGATCAAGGAACGAGTTAAGCGCCTGCTTAATGCTGATGTGATTGACGTATCCCCCCTGACTGCTAACTTGGATGAGGAGTTAGGTATTGCCGGGGTAGATGAAGTTGAAGAAGCGGACGAGACTGATGAGGTAGCTGGGGAAGCAGACGATGCAACCTAACCCCACTAAGTCCTTACTGGACTCTATATCCCTCAAAGATATCCCGACAATCCTGCCAGCATTATCCCCATCGGAGCAAGAAAGGTTACTTGCGGAACTGGATAAACTAGCGGACCTGAAGAAGCAGAAGATATGTCAGGAGAAGTTCCTTGCCTTCGTTAATGCGGTTTGGCCTACGTTTATCAGCGGTAGACACCATGCAAAGATGGCGGAAGCGTTTGAACGCGTAGCTGCGGGGAAGTGTAAACGGCTTATAATCAACATGTCTCCTCGCCATACGAAATCGGAATTCGCCTCATACCTGCTACCTGCTTGGTTCCTAGGTAAATACCCGCACAAGAAAGTTATCCAGACCTCCCATACGGCAGAACTGGCAGTGGGGTTTGGTAGAAAAGTGCGAAACTTGGTTGATACTGAGGTATACCACGACATCTTTCCCGATCTACAACTCCAAGCGGACTCAAAAGCTGCGGGACGATGGAACACAAGTAAGCAAGGTGACTACTTCGCTATCGGTGTGGGCGGTGCAGTGACTGGTAAAGGCGCTGATTTGCTCATCATCGACGACCCACACGCGTTGGAGGTTTCTACTCCTATAGCTACCCCTAAGGGGTTCGTGGCTCTGGGCGACCTGCAAGTTGGGGACGCGGTGTTTGGCCCTGACGGGGAACCTACGCAGGTTGTTGCCAAGTCTCCCGTGTACACCAACCGCACGCTATATGAAGTTAAGACTTACGACGGCGAGGTTGTTTATGCCGATGCCAAGCACTTGTGGAACGTGCGCACTTCAACACGGGTGGCCGACCCATACCGGAACCTGACGACGGAGGAGATGGTGGCTTCTAGGTCGAGTGCGTTCATGTTGCCGCGCCATGCGGCGGTTCAGTACCCGTGGCGAGAACTCCCTGTGGACCCTTGGGTTCTGGGGGCGTGGTTAGGGGATGGGACTTCTTCACTTGGGCGTATGACGGCACATCCAGACGACTCAGTGTTCATGCGGGGCGAGTTTATGCGTCGGGGGTATACAACTACCGATTTGGCGGACAAGTTTAGTTTCGGTGTGCCTCGGCTTCGTGGGCAACTACGCGATCTCGGTATACTGAACGCCAAGCGTATCCCGGAGGAGTATATGACTGCCGCTTTCCTGCAGCGTATGGACCTGTTGTGCGGTCTGATGGATACGGATGGGAACGTGACTGTGGATGGACAGTGCGCCTTCCACAATAAAGATCAAGCGCTGGTAGATCAGGTAGTGGAGCTTCTCCACTCGCTTGGGCGCAAGTGTCAGCGGCGCAGTTATCTAAGCAAAGGCAAGTTTGGCACCTGCATGATGCACCGGGTTACGTTCAAGCTTAAAGATTGCGCCCTAATGCCACGCAAGCGTATGCGGACACGCACGACCCACGACAAACAGCACCGATCAATTATGGTAACCCCGACGGAGCGTACGGGGGCAGTGCAGTGTATAACGGTAGCACGAGAAGACGGGTTGTTCCTTGCAGGTAGAGGGTATGTCGTTACCCACAACTCAGAACAAGAGGCTGCGTTGGCTGAAATTAACCCGGATATCTACGACAAAACGTACGAATGGTACACATCAGGCCCTCGTCAGCGCTTACAACCGGGCGGGGCTATAGTAATTGTGATGTGTATGACCGGAGATACGCGAGTATTGATGGCTGATGGTACGGAAAAACCCCTAAGCAATGTTCGTCCGGGGGATTTAGTTGCGACTTTTGATAGGGGGCGGCTACGTACCAGCAGAGTTAATAATTGGCGGTCAAGTGGTGTTGATAAAGTCTTTACAGTACAAACACGATCTGGCAGAATCCTTCGCGCAAACGAGAGGCATCCGTTTCTTGTGCTAAACGAAGGGGTACTAGAATGGACAAGACTGAACCAACTGCAAATCGGGGACGAACTTGTATCGTTGAAGGATGTAACCGTCCCTCGAGGGCAACAACTAAGCCCAGTAAATGCAAGCCGTGCCTTGCGAAAGACCGGTATCATAGGAAAAACCCCAATGCCCCGTATAGAGAAATGGGGTTCCACGGAAAGTGGAAAGGGAAAACATGTTCGGAATCGGGATGTGGTGCTCCTATACACTGCAATGGATTCTGTACCGTACACTACGGCAGAAAATATTGGGCTTCCGGTCGGGGTAGACAATCCCCAGAAGCAACACGAAAACACCGTATTAAAAGTAGATACGGGATTACATTGCAGCAGTATGAAGAAATGGTGGCAGCGCGGAATAACCGTTGCGATATATGCGGGCAAGAACCTACTAAACGCAATACGCGGGCGCATTGGAACGGGAAACTCTGTATCGACCACTGCCACGATACAGGGAAGGTTAGAGGCCTGCTCTGCAACGATTGCAACCTCACCATTGGGTATGGAAAAGCACCTGAAGTACTTGAACGAGCTGCAGCGTATCTCAGACTTCACGGCGGACCCGATAATCTCGATAACAGCTAGCGGGGAGGAAGAGGTTTTTGATGTAGAAGTAGACCGCACTGAGAATTTCATCGCCAACGGCGTCGTCTCCCATAATACTAGATGGTCTAAGCGCGATCTGACCGGTCAAGTTCTTAAAGCCGCAGCCCAAAGAGGCGGGGAAGACTGGGAAGTGATCGAATTTCCCGCTATTTTGCCCTCGGGGAACCCACTTTGGCCTGAATTTTGGACGTTAAAGGAGCTTGAAGCCCTACGTGAGGAGCTTCCTAACTCAAAATGGATGGCGCAGTACCAGCAAAACCCGGTTTCTGAGTCATCTGCGATCATTAAACGTGATTGGTGGCGTACTTGGGAGTCGGATACCCCTCCGCAATGTGATTTTATCCTCATGTCATGGGATACGGCCTTTGAAAAGACCCAACGTGCGGACTATTCGGCGCTTACTACGTGGGGTGTGTTCCACCAACCTGACGATACGGGCACGGTGCAGACTAATATCATCCTGCTTAATGCGTTCCGTGAGCGCATGGAGTTCCCACGACTGAAACAAGCGGCACTAAACCACTACAAGGACTGGAAACCTGACTCTATCATCATTGAAAAGAAGGCATCAGGTGCCCCGCTCATCTACGAGATGCGGGCTATGGGTATACCAGTGCAGGAGTTTACCCCTAACAAGGGCAACGACAAGATCAGCCGGTTGAATGCCGTGGCGGATTTGTTTGCTTCTGGTAGAGTATGGGCACCTAATACGCACTGGGCCGAGGAAGTAATCGAAGAGGTTGCCAGTTTCCCTAGCGGAGAACACGATGATTATGTGGATGCAACCTCCTTAGCATTAAGTAGGCTCAGATTGGGTGGGTTTGTGTCTACTGAGCTGGACGAGCCTGAACCCGTGCGCCAGTTTAAATCATTGAAACATCGGGGTTATTACTAAGATGGCATCCAACGTAGACAAAGCACTATACCAAGCGCCTAAGGGCCTTGCCGCCCTAGATGAAGCTGAGCCTATCTCGGTTGAGATTGTAGACCCTGAAGCAGTCCATATCAATGGCCCGGGGTTCGAGATGCATATGGAGCAAGACGGTGAGGACGATGATGAGTTTGATAAGAACCTAGCTGAAGAGCTGGATGACAGCGTGCTTCAGTCCCTTGCTGCCGACTTGCTTGGTGACTACGACGATGACCTACGGTCACGCAAAGAATGGATTGATACGTACGTAAAGGGTTTGAAGCTACTAGGTTTGAAGTATGAAGAACGGTCTGAGCCTTGGCCCGGTGCATCCGGCGTATTCCATCCGATGCTCATGGAGGCAGGAGTTAAGTTCCAATCTGATCTTATTATGGAAACTTTCCCCTCTGCTGGTCCTGTACGTACCAAGATTATTGGCAAGGAGACACCTGAGAAAAAGGAGGCAGCAGCTCGCGTCCAAGAGGACATGAACTACGAGTTAACTGAAGTGATGCAGGAATACCGCCCTGAACACGAGCGCCTGCTGCTTTGTACTTCGTTCTCAGGTAACGCATTCAAGAAGATTTACTTTGACCCGGCCTTGGGTAGACAGGTTGCTCCGTTTATCCCCCCGGAAGATGTGATTGTCCCTTATGGCGCGGCTAACCTTGAGTCCGCAGAGCGCATCACACACCGTATGCGTAAGACCCAGAATGAGATTAAGCGCCTGCAGATTGCCGGGTTCTACCGTGATATTGACCTAGGCGACCCCGTGCAGATCATGGATGAAGTGGAAAAACAGAAGGCTCAGGAACAAGGTTTCTCTGCTTCCATGGATAACAGGTTCCAGCTACTTGAGATGCATGTGGACCTAGACCTTGAAGGGTACGAGGACAAAGATGAGAAGGGGCATCCCACTGGGATCAAGCTCCCTTACGTAGTTACTATTGAGAAGGGTACGAGTGAAGTCCTTGCTATCCGCCGTAACTGGTTAGCTGATGACAAACTTAAATCCCGTCGCCAGCACTTCGTGCACTACGGGTACATCCCGGGATTCGGCTTCTACTACTTTGGTCTGATCCACTTGATCGGTGGTCATACCCATGCGGCCACTTCGTTGATGCGCCAGTTGATCGACGCAGGTACATTGTCAAACCTGCCCGGTGGATTGAAGGCTCGTGGGCTTCGAGTTAAAGGCGATGATACCCCCATTGCTCCCGGTGAGTTCCGTGACGTTGACCTGCCATCGGGGGCCATACGGGATAACATCCTGCCGCTCCCCTACAAGGAACCAAGTCAAGTATTGATGGCGTTGATGGACAAGGTAGTCATGGATGGTAAGCAGTTTGCCGCGACTGCAGAGTTAAGTGTGTCCGATATGTCAGCCCAAGCTCCCGTGGGGACTACGTTGGCTATTCTTGAGCGCGTGATGAAGGTAATGAGCGCGGTTCAGGCTCGTGTCCACTATGCGATGAAGCAGGAATTCAAATTACTTGCGGGGATTATCCGTGACCAAACACCTGAGAGCTATGATTATGAACCTGAAACTGGAGCAGCTGGGGCTAAGCGTAGTGATTACGATTGTTGTGACGTCATTCCTGTTTCCGATCCTAATGCTTCAACTATGGCACAGCGGGTGGTGCAGTATCAGGCAGTTATGCAATTGGCTCAGGGAGCGCCTCAGTTATATGATTTACCGTATCTCCACAGGCAAATGATTGAAGTCTTGGGGATTAAGAACGCTAATAAGATCGTGCCACTCAAGGATGACATGAAACCCATGGACCCGGTGTCCGAGAATATGGCGATCATGACTGGTAAACCGATCAAGGCATTCATTTACCAAGACCACCAATCACATCTAGCCGTGCATCAGGCTATGGTACAGGACCCGCAACTAGCTGCTACGATGGGGCAAAACCCACAGGCTCAGGCGCTCATGGCTGCAGCTCAGGCGCATATCATGGAACACTTGGCCTTCCAGTACCGGATGCAGATACAGCAAACCCTTGGGGCTACATTGCCACCACCTCCAAACGACGAGGATGATACGGGGTACCTAGACCCACAAGAGGAGATTCAAGTATCCCAACTGGCAGCAATGGCCGCACAACAGCTATTGCATAACAACCAAGCCGCAGCTCAGCAGCAACAGATACAACAGCAGATGCAGGACCCTGTGATCCAGATGCAGCAACAGGAGCTCCAGTTGAAAGCTCAGGAACTTCAGTTGAAGGCTCAGGCACAACAGGCTGACCAACAGTTCAAACAGCAGCAACTTGCTCTGGAAGCCCAGATAGCGGGGGCCGAAGTAACCCAGAAACAACAGGATGCACAGCGTAAACAACAGTTGGATGGAGTCAAACTGGGGGTAGAAGTGGCTAAGCACAAAGCCGATACCCGCACTAAGACCCAGTTGGAAGGTGCCCGCATGGGTATGGACGCCGCTAAGCACAAGGCCGAGATGAAGAAACAACATACCCAGATGGGGATGGATGCATTACATAAGACCGCTGATATGGAGCATCAGGCAGGGCAAAACGCAGCTAATCGCAAACATCAGGCGGACCAAGCCCGCTTGCAAGCGCAACAGAATCAACAACCACCGAAGGAGACTGAATGAGTAGCGATAACGTCCTAGGTCACTTAGTTCATCTACTAAAAGACCAGCGCGAAAGTGTGAAAGAAGACATGGTACGGGGGATGATGTCCTTCGAGATGTACCACAAACAATGCGGAGTAGTTCGGGGTCTCGACTACGCAGTGCAACTTATAGAAGACCTTGCAAAACAATTGGAGAGAGACGATGAGTAAAGAAGGCGGCAGCGTACTAATCCTAGATACCAAAGAGGAAGCAGCGCGTAAAGCGAAGCAAGTTCCTGAACCTACCGGGTTTCACATCCTGTGTATGGTTCCAAAGATCGATGATACCTACGGGGACAGCGGACTAATGAAGTCCAGTGAGACTCTTCGTGTGGAAGAGCAGTCAACCATTGTGTTGTATGTCGCCAAGCTAGGTCCACATGCATATAAGGACACTACCCGTTTCCCATATGGCGCTTGGTGTAAAGAAGGTGACTTCATCATCACTCGTGCTTACGCGGGAACTCGTATCCTTATCCATGGTACCGAATGGCGGATCGTCAATGATGATACCGTAGAAGCCGTTGTGGACGATCCTCGCGGAATTCGCCGCGCATAACTGGAGATAACTCATGACTAAAGAAGCATTTAAGTTTCCGGACGAAACTCCGGCAGACGAGGTTAAGGATGATCTTGCTGTAGAAATTGTTGACGATACCCCACCTGAGGATCGTAACCGTACCCCGTTGCCACAGAACCTTGTGGAGGAACTGGAGAAAGACGACCTTAACGAATATTCAGAAAAGGTTAAACAGCGCCTCAGCCAGATGAAGAAAGTTTGGCATGACGAACGACGTGAGAAAGAGCGCGTGTCAAGGGAGCGTGAGGAGGCCCTTAACTTTGCCCAGCATACCTATGAGGAGAACAAGAAGCTCCGTGAGAAATTGGGTGCGGGTGAGAAGGTATTTATCTCCGAGGTTACTAAGTCAGCCACGGCGGAAGCTAGTGCTGCCAAAGATGCGCTTCAGAGAGCGTATGAATCCGGTGACCCTAAGGCTATTGCGGATGCTCAGGAGGCATTGACCGATGCCAAGATCAAGCTACGGGAGGTTCAGAGTTTTAGACCAAGTACTTTACACGAAGATAGAAGTAGTGTAGAAGTGCAGCCACGTATCCAGCAATCCGCTCCAGTACGAGACACTAAGGCCGAATCTTGGCGTGAACGTAATACTTGGTTCGGGTCCGACGGGGAAATGACCTCACTCGCGCTGGGTGTGCATGAACGGTTGGTCAAGTCTGGGTACAATCCAAGTAGCGATGAGTACTACAGAGAAATAGATTCTACCATGAAGAAACGGTTCCCTGAGTATTTCTCAGAACCATCTTCAACAACGACGCAGGAAAAACCTGCTGCTCGCAAGCCATCAACAGTTGTTGCACCAGCTACGCGGTCCACCGCGCCTCGTCAGGTTCGTTTGACTTCCTCGGAAGCGGCTATTGCTAAGCAACTTGGCTTAACCCCTGAAGCATACGCTCGTGAAAAGATAAAACTGGAGAACGACAATGGCTAATCCTGAAAACCGTTTGACTCGTGAGCTTGATACTAGAGCTACCACGCAAAGACCGACCTCATGGAAACCACCTGAAACTTTGCCATCTCCTAACCCGAGACCCGGTGTAGCACATAGGTGGATTCGTACCGCTTTGATGGGCAACTTTGACCCTACCAATGCGAGCGCAAAACTTCGTGAAGGATGGGAACCGTGTAAAGCGGAAGACTATCCTGAGCTTATGGTATTGGCTGATAACAATCCAAATAGCCGATTTAAAGGCAACATTGAGATTGGTGGGCTGATGTTATGCCGGATTCCTGAAGAGTTTATGAAACAACGAGCTCAACACTTCGAGAACATAAACAAATCGCAGTTGGAATCAGTAGACAACAGCTTTTTGCGCCAGAACGACCCCCGGATGCCGCTCTTTAGTGAGAAATGGTCCACGGTGTATTTTGGTAAAGGTAAATAATTTTTTAGGAGATTTTTATGGCTTATCCATCTGTTTCAGGGGCCTACGGGTTCCGGCCAGTGAATGAGATCGGGGGTCTGCCTTATGCTGGCTCGACTCGTATGATCCCAATCGCCACTGGTGCTTCTGCTATGTATCTCGGTGACATCGTTCAATTGAGCGGTGGGACTGTGGTGCCTTCTACTATGTCTGCACAATCGACTCCTGCTACTCCGGTAGCGGGTACTATTGGCGTATTTCTGGGCTGCGAATACACTGCTACCCCTTCAGCTACTGCTGCTAACCCTAGTGGCCCGCTGTTTGGTAAAATTCGCTCGCAGTTTTATCCGGGAAGCACCTATGCGAATGACGCCGTTGCGTATGTATGTGACGATCCTAGGGTGGTCCTGAAGGTAGTAATGCTGTCTGCGGGTACTTCACTGTCTAATACTTCTACTACTGTTGCTTATGCTAACCCATCTTTTATCGGTACTAACCTTAACCCAGTATTTGGTACTGCCGGTAGTACTGCTACAGGTAGCTCTGCGCAAGGAGTATGTGGTGGAGTAGTGGCTCAAGGTACTGGTGGAGTACGTGTACCAACTCTGTTGCCATTCCGTGTTGTTGGTGTTGTTCCAGAAACTGCAGTAACTGTTCAAACGACAGGTACTACTTCTGGTTCTAGTACTTCAGTAACGGTTCCTTCGTCTACTGGTTTGGTCGCTGGTATGCAAGTTATTGCTCAAGTAGTAGCAGCTGGCGCATATGTTAGTGGCGCAGCCCCCGGTAACTATTTGACTCTGACGAACGTTAACAGCACTACGTTAACTGTTTCATCAGCAATCAATATCGGTTCGACTGCTGCTAATTTGACTTTCATTGGCTACCCAGAAGTATTGGTAACTTGGAATAGTACGTTCCATAGCTATACCAACACCGCTGGCGTTTAATAAGGGGAACTAAGAAATGGCTATTTCACGCGCACAACTATTGAAGGAATTGCTCCCCGGCTTGAACGCTTTGTTCGGTCTGGAGTATTCATCCTATGGCGAAGAACACAAAGAGATTTACGAGATTGAAACCTCTGAGCGTTCTTTTGAAGAAGAAACCAAGCTGTCTGGCTTCTCAGCAGCTCCGGTGAAAAACGAAGGTCAGGCTATTGCGTACGACAATGCGCAGGAAGCTTGGACTGCCCGCTACAACCATGAAACCATCGCTTTGGGTTTCAGCCTGACTGAGGAAGCTATTGAGGACAACCTCTATGACTCTCTGTCTAAGCGTTATATCAAGGCTCTGGCTCGCGGTATGGCATACACCAAGCAAGTTAAAGGTGCTGGCGTTCTGAATAACGGCTTCAATGCTGCCTATGCGGGCGGTGATGGTCAGCCTCTGTTCAGCTCTGCACACCCACTTGTATCTGGTGGTACCAACAGCAACGTGCCTCCTACCATGGTGGACCTGAATGAGACTTCGTTGGAAGCCGCTACCATTCAGATTGCCGCTTGGACGGATGAACGTGGTCTGTTGATCGCTGCTAAACCTCGTAAGCTGGTTATCCCTCCTGCCCTGATGTTCGTTGCTAAGCGCCTGCTGGATACGGAACTCCGTGTCGGCACCACTGACAATGACATCAATGCGTTGAAGGCAATGGGTACGGTATCAGAAGGCTTTACGGTCAATCACTTCCTGACTGACTCAAACGGCTGGTTCCTGACTACCGATGTACCTAATGGCCTGAAGATGTTCCAGCGTACCCCGTTGCAGAACTCAATGGACGGCGACTTCGACACGGGGAATGTACGGTACAAGAGCCGCGAACGATACTCATTTGGGTGGTCCGACGCTCTGGGTGTTTGGGGTTCTTCTGGTTCTTACTGATAAATCAAGCACTTACGTTGATTTGGGAGGGGCCTTCGGGCCCCTTTCTTTTTGGTTGACTTTTTAAAGGGGGTGGAATACATTACCAGTTACTAAATTCCTGAGGGCATAACATGGACACTTCACTACTACCTAAAACTCGAGCAGAAGCAAAAGAACTTGGGGCTAAGTATTACTTTACGGGGGACCCCTGTATTCACGGACATATCGCCCCACGCAAAACAAAAGGGGCTTGTACTGAGTGCTTAAAGGTGGAATGGCGTCAAAATGCAGTACGACGTCGGGAATACTACATACAGTACAACTTACAGGGGGCTGTGAAAGAGAAGAAGCATGAATGGTATATGGCTAACCGAGATAAGGTTATTGCCGCTTCCTTAGCTAGGCCGAAAGAATTACTACGACAGTACAAAACTCAATGGAAACGTACGCATAAGGTAGAAGTTTTGGCGGGTAATAAAGCCCGACGGCGCAAGCATCGTCAAGCTACCCCAACATGGTTGACTCGTACGCAAAAAACTGAAATCCGTCAGTTATATCAGATTGCCATTACCACTACGAAGTTGACCGGGGTTCAGTACGTGGTGGACCACATAGTCCCGCTTAGATCGGATGTGGTCTGTGGCCTGCATGTGCCATGGAATCTTCAGATACTTACTCAGGATGAGAACCTAGCTAAATCCAACAAGCTATCTTCCATTTGACCCCCCTCAATATACAGTGTATATACTAGCCCCATTCTAGGTTTTCTCGCCGTACCAGCCCGCCTAGGGGACAATGCACAGATGGTACGGTAACTCGTGCATAGAGGTATCCAAAATGGGTTTAGCCACACACCAAGGTCCATGGCTGCTTGGGACTGTTAAGAACAACACGGCAGCAGTAAGCACTGCCAACGCTCAGCTAGGGCTGAATCGAAATACTGGGGCTACCTCAGTTGGGCAGACTGCTACGGTTACTTGGAGTGATGCAGCGAATTCTAGCGCATTTGTGGTTCCAGCCGGTTCTTGCATTACTAATATCGCTTTCTATTCTGCATCAGGTTTTGTTGTTGCTAGTGGTAGTTCTACTTTAACCGTATATGCGAATGCAACTCAGATTGCTTCAGTGACTGTAGGTACAACCGGTGCCGCTTTTGCTGGTACTGTTACTCTTACCGCTGCAGGTGCAGCTACTATTGCTAACGTAGGCACTTCTGACGTTGTAATCAAATACACTGTAGCGGGTACTACACTTTCCAGCGGTTCTGGCACCTTGCTCGTTGAATACATCGTCCGTAATTCCGACGGTACTGCAGTCCCTGCATCTGGCTAACTAAGAGGAGCATCCCATGATGCAAACTGATGTAAAGAGTACCCATTTAAACGCCAGCGGGGTCGTTGTGGTGGGTAGGTGTCGTATCAGGGGGTATCAAATTGCCCCCGGTTCTGCCGGACAGATTAATTTCTACGACAATGCTACTACGAATAGTGGGCTGATTCCATTGTCTGTGGATACCACGGCTAATACGGCAATCATATCTACCATGATACCCGGAGAAGGAATCCTGTTTGTCAATGGGTGTTATGTAAATCTTCCTGCTTCTACTACTATTACGGTTTTTTATGCCTAAGTCACCTGCTTGGCAACGCAAGGAGGGTAAAAATCCTGCTGGCGGCTTAAATGCTAAGGGGCGTGCTTCATACAACAAAGCCAATCCGGGGAAACCCGGGTTGAAAGCTCCCCAGCCTGAAGGTGGCTCCCGTCGTGATTCATTTTGTGCTCGGATGAAGGGCATGAAGAAAAAGCTGACTAGTGCTAAAACCGCTAATGATCCTGATTCACGTATCAACAAAAGCCTACGGGCTTGGAAGTGCTAGAACATGTCTGATACCAAGATAAGTGCGTTATCACCTACAACCACTGTATCAAGTACGGATGCGTTACCTATTGCACGAGGTGGTAGTAACTTTCAGCTTAGCGTAAACCAGATATTTAATTACGTGGGGCAGAATGCTATCCCCATTCCCACACTGCAAAGTCCAGCTAAAACTGGCACAAGTGCCAACATACAAAATACAAGTCTTTCCGTAGATGGCAGAGTATTACTAGGTGGTGGGACCGCAGGGGCTAATGGGAATACTATTCTAGGTGGTAGTACGATTGCGGGTAACGTAGCTATTACTGGGGTAACTAATACTGCTTCAGGGGTTCTGTATACTAAGGCACAAACTCCACTCACTACGACCCTAGTCAGTACTATTACTGCTACCGAGACTACGAGTATTACTATAGCGGATGGCACTAATTTTCCAACCAGTGGCTCGGTAGTAATTGATAACGAGACTATTTCGTATACGGGGCTAACCTCCGGAACTCTACCCGCCTATACTTTATCCGGGGTCACTAGAGGAGCTTCATCAAGCGCAGCTTCAGCCCATACTGCTTCGGCGGTTATTGCGTCTACCGCAACTACGTCTGCCACACTTAACGGGATTTTGACGCAGGGGGCTACGAGTATTGCGATTAACGGGACTTTTGGGCTCTCTTACTTCCCTACCTCTGGCGTAGTGCTAATAGATAACGAACAGATTTCGTACACGGGGAAGAGTGCCGCTACGGGATCAGGTAACTTAACGGGATGCACTAGAGGGTATAACGGGACTATTGATGTGGCACATGCCTCCGCAGCTGCAGTAATCCTAGCCCCCATAGTCGCCTCAGATAACTCATATACCTACAATGCTTCAACAGGGCGGCTAGCTGTACCTTATGTACAGGCTACTGGGGTTACTACTTCAGCTGTAGCTACTTCATCTATCTCCGCACCTAATTCTACTGTAACTGCGATGTCCATAGACTCTGCTGGAGTAGTAACTGGTGGGAGCGTAAACCTGTCCTTGCAGCAACAAGTCTATCAGCAAGTAGGAGCGAGTTCTCCCAACGCCCCTTCCGCCAGTACGTACTTTCAGTGGACCATCCCAAGTTGGGCTAAGAAAATCACGATTATGTTTAGTGGGGTGAGTAATTCAGGTACGGCAACAACAGATATTCCTCTGATTCAACTTGGATATGGCGGGACTCCTACGTATCTTACATCCGGTTATTTAGGATGCGTATCAGAATTTTTTTCATCGACTAATTTAGCTTCTGCGCAGCTTTCTTCATCTTCAGGTTTTGCAACATCCTTTTCCCAAGCGGCAACCTACGTTAGGCACGGCATTGCTACGCTTACAAATGTTGGTGGGACTAAGTGGGTATATAGTTGTAACTTAGGGCTTTCTGATTCTTTAAGAACTTCCTTAGGTGGGGGCTCTGTTGATCTTGGGAACGCCCTCACAGCCGTCAAGGTAACAACCCAAAACAACACATCCACTTTCTCCGCTGGCACAATTAATCTCTTGGTTGAATAAAATGCATGACGATCACCCCGTAAAACACCTTGTAGACGTAGCTTCAGCCCTAGTAGCATGGGGGGCTGTGTTTAATTTCATCCCTAAACTGGCTGCATTAGGGTCATTGGTTTGGTACATCCTATGTATCTATGAGTCTAAGACCGTACAGGAGTTCATACGTAAAGGGTATAAACACGATGCCAAGCACAAGTAAAAAACAGCATAATATGATGGCGGCGGTGGCGCACTCCCCCGCGTTTGCCAAGAAGGTTGGTATCCCACAGAGTGTCGGCAAAGAGTTTGTCACAGCAGATAAAGGTAAGGTTATGAAAAAGTATTCTGGTGCTGATGGGAAGAGTCAGGTTTCCTCTAGTTCAAACAAACCTACGCCTAAGGATATAGCCGCTATGCAAGCAGCTAAGAAAAATGATGATGCGCTAACCAAAACTCTCAACGCTCCATCTACGCCTCCAGTAAAAATTACTAAAGCTCCATCAAACAAACCTACACCGAAAGATATAGCTGCTATGCAAGCAGCTAAGGAAAATGATGATGCGTTAGTTAAAACTTTGAATAGTCCCGGACCCAATATGAAACGAGGTGGTAAAGTGAAAAAGATGGCTAAAGGTGGAATGGCTGAAAAAGATTGGGAAGGTTCAGCTAAAGACGTAGCTCAGGATAAGAAGCTTGCTAAGAAACGTGGTATGAGCATGGCGGACTGGGAGAAATCCCCTATGGATGCTAAACACGATAAGCAGCAGTCTATGAGCGGCTTGAAGAAGGGTGGCCCTGCTAAGGTTAAAAAAATGTGTAGTGGGGGCATGGCCTCTGGCGGTTCTGCGCGTGGCAATGGCTGCGCAGCTAAAGGAAAGACCCGAGGGAGATTCATCTAATGCGTTCCTCACGGGGTATGGGTGCCATGAACCCTAAGAAACTTAAACGACCTAAACCGAGGAAGAAGTAAATGGCCGGTTCACATTTTACAGGTCCAGTATATTCGGCTAAGGGGTTTGTTGGCCCCGGACGGGTTGATGTTGTCTCTATGGCAACTGGTGGTGCGGGTACGCAGGCAAATCCTTGGACTGGCTGGGATACGGCTATCACTTGGACACCGAATGTCAAGTATGAGTTTGCCGCTGGATACTATTCATACGCTTCTGCTCCGCCTGATTGGAATCAAGACAACATGATCCTGATGGGCACTGCTGACACAGTACTGAGATGTACTGGTGTAGGGCCAGTGATGTATTTTGATGCTGGCACATCCGGCACTGTTGGCAAGACTAATTTATGCGTTGGCCCGTTCATCCTTGAGGGAAACGGCACAACGACTCAGAAAGGCTTGTGGCTGCGTAGCGTAAATCGGTCAAAGTTTTACGGTATTCGTGTTCGTGGCGTGACTCAGTATGGCATTCACCAGAACTTTGGTGTGCTAAACGAATTTTACATGCCAATTATCAGCGGGAACATGGATACAGGATATGTGCTTCCCTCTACGCATTTTTGTATAGACTCGCTTACCTCCACAAACACTTATTACAGCTCGTCAACAAACGTATATAACCCTATCATCGAAGCAAATAAATTAGGCATCGGAATTCAGCTAATAAATCACGCATACAGCACTCAATTCTTTGGTGGTACGTCCGAAGGAATGGGGGTTGGCGTTGAGATTGGAAATGACATATACAGCGGAGCAAACGCCTGTGCTTTTAATTCATTCTACGGTTTGGATTTTGAGGCAAATGCTAATTATGATGCGTATGTAAAAAATTCATTCAATGCTGAATTTCATAATTGCACATTCTTTTCAAGCATAAATACTGTAAACATTACTGGTTCAAATGGGCAATTTAGCTGCATTTCAGGCAGTCTATATGTAGGTCAGGCAATTGTTGTTTCTGGAGCAAACAGCGGTTCCGGCATCATCACGGGGTACACCAATCCAACTACTTACTATGTGATTGCCACCAATGGCTCTACAACATTTACCTTGTCAGCATCCGTTGGTGGGGCGGCGATTTCTACCACAGCAGGGTCAACAACGGGTTTATTCTTCGGATACTCAAATGTAACAGTAGCCTCTGGAGCCAGCTTTACAAAGTTCTTTGGTGGTCAAAATACCAATGCTATTTATGATGGCGGTCTAGGGACGCAATTTGATAATCATGCGTTTGTTGCCGCCAACTATACAAATATAAGTACTGGCGATTTACAATGGAATCGGTGCCGCGACTTTGCAACAAGCAGGACGTTAAACTTCAATCCTCCTGTTGTTCAATATACCAACTCCGTTACTGGGACAATAACAGTAGCAACTGGAACTGATATTTTGATATTGGACGGTTCTTTGGCTGGAACGCTAACGGTTGCACTTCCGGCATACATTGATATGGCTGGTGGTGGCGCGTTGAATCCGCAGTTCTTTAAACTGTGCAGTACTGGCACAATTACAACAGTTACTTTCACTGATCCAAAAGGCAGAACAGTGCCAGCTAACCTTACCGGCACTACGGCCGTTACGGCTGGGTCTTCGTATACGTTCTACTACGGCGCGGCTGGCTTCAAGTGGATCAGGATTGGTTAAGGGCTAAATAAATGGTCGCCAAAACTACACATACAGGTAACTTCTAATGGCCGGTTCACATTTTACAGGTCCAGTATACTCATCCAAAGGCTTCTACGGCCCGACGTATAGTAACGCCTCAATAGTTTATGCTTCTGGGCTTTCTACTATTGCGGGCAATGGCACCACTGATGACTCTGCCGCGATCAATGCAGCATGTCTGGCGCTGTATAACGCTGGTGGCGGGACGCTGGTATTCGATGCCAAGACCTACTATGTGCCGTCAGGTATCAAAGCGTATGTCGGCGTTAGATTGCAGGGTCAGGGATATGTAACCAGCCAGTCATCTTTGAATGCCTCATTCGCGTATGCGTCAGGAACGCGCTTTCTTGGAAACAATACTAATCCCGGCTATTTCGGCAATTGCAATGGCTGGTTTCAAAGGCTATCTCAACAGACCGCCCAGCCTACAATTGACCAAGTAATCCAGCAAGGGTTGATGGGTATTGGTTGTTCAGGCATCTTGTTTGATACCGTTACCTATGGCACCAAGATCGGCTCGCTGTACAACACTGGTGCATTCTATAACTCCGAGTTCAGCAATTTGTGCTGCATCAACTATTCAGTGTGGGGGCTTTATTTTGAGAATTGCACCTCCACAATGTACAAGAGCCTTAATGCCTATACAGCTGTGTCGGGTGCAGTCGGCAGCGTGTATTTTGGGTCAAGTCAGACCGCATATAACGCTGGTGTGTTGGATATTAACAAGGTTGAAACCTACCCCAACAATGCAGGCACAGGTGCAAACGTGCGCGGTATTGTTGTTCAGGCGCGTGCAGGTGCGCAGCTCAATGCCGTGGAGCTTAACTCGGCGACGAATAGTAATGCAGGCAATGTAAAAGTTTCTCAGGCGGCAACCATGTCAAGCGGTTCTGCCACCATTACGGTGACAGATGGGACAAAGTTCCCACGAGATATGCCGGTCACGGTCAGTGCAACAGCAAACGGATTCACAGTCAATCAGACCTACTTTGTCATAAAGAATGGCACAACTGACGGACTATCGGCGAATCAGGTTCAGCTTTCAAATGTGCAAGCAGGTGCGTCGGTCAACGCAACGGGTAATTCTGCGGTAAACCTTGTGACTTACGGATACCCATCATTTGAGGTGTGTGGCAGGGCTTATAACAGCGATTACCCAACAGCTCAGGACAAGCTAGAGATTCCAAGCATTTCCCTGACCACCTCACTATCAGCGGCAACTGGAGCAAATATAAAAGGGTTCACGGGCATCAAACTGTATCCAGAGTCATACCAGACCACGAGTATTTTATGGCAGGCGGCTGGTGCAAATATTCAAATGGCATCGCCCCTGACTGGTGGCGCACAAGGAACAAGCTGTGCGTCTCACATGTGTGTCAGAACAACTACTGTTGCGTCATCTGGTGTATGGTCCGTAGTAGATCAAAACGAAGCCTTCATTTATGATGCGGATTCTGCGTCAAGCGGGCTGTTTTGCTCAGGAGCAGTAGTTTCAACATCATCAGGCATAGTTCAAAAGCCAATAGTCGGCTTCTATAACACTGACACCGCATCTGGATACCCAGCATTCAATTTATCTGATGGAACGCTAGTTTCTCAAGGTACATCCCCCACCTGTACATTCCTAAATGTCCGCACGGATAATGCCGGTAACATGACATATCCGGGAATCGCGCTTGCACAAAAGCAAAGATTGTTTTCGGGAAATTCGGCAGGTTATACGCTTGACTCTGGATACATGGGCACTGTTGTTTTCACCAACGCAACGCCGGGAAGCTGGTTATTCCCAAGCATCTCAGGCGGCAATTCCGCATACGGCACAAACGGCAACTGGGTTGGCGGCGTGTTTGAGTTTGTCAATGCGGGTGGTGCTGCGGTTACGATTAACAGCGCGAATGCCACTCAATCATTCAACAAGCCCTCATCCGGAAAAAACAACTATTCACTGGCTGCGGGTGGCACAATGACAGTGCGAATCTGCACAGACGGAACCAACGCATTCCTCGCCGTAATCGCTAACAACGGTGCGACTTAATGTCCTCCGATAACACTACTACTATTGATGGGCTCCCCTCTGCTAGTACTCCGCTAGCTGGGTCTGAGGAAGTTCCTATATGGCAAAGCGGGGCAACTAAAAAGGTCCCAGTAAGTGCTATCGGTGGGGGTAGTGGGACGGTTACGGCGGTTTCAGTTTCTTCGGCTAATGGGTTTGCTGGATCGTCAAGTGGTGGTACTACTCCGGCGCTTACTCTGTCTACTACGGCAAGTGGGGTGCTAAAGGGGAATGGTACTGCAATTAGTGCGGCGGTAAGTGGCACGGATATAAAAACAGTAAATGGAACCTCCTTGCTTGGCTCGGGAGACGTGGGGGTTGGCGTTACCTCAATCACTGCCTCTACTACACCAGTTAACGGATTATCTCTAAGCGGCGGGGCAATTACTGGTACCGGCACGATAGGTATCACTGGGTCACTTTCTGGAGTTGGCGTAAGTAACTTATCAGGTATTACTGGTACACCATCGGGTACGACTTATTTGCGTGGTGATGGTACGTGGGCTACGCCGTCTGGGGGTTCTGGAACAATCACTGGAGTTACAACAACTGGCTCTGCAATCAACGGGCTATCCCTAACCGGCGGCGGTACTTCAGGTAGCGTAAATGTTGCTTTGACTGGAACGCTCAATCTTTCTTCCCCTCCAGCTATCGGGTGGGCTACGCCAAATACAGTCGATAGTACAACTCTTACAGTAAGGGCGGAGACAATCTTTCCGGCTGTAACTAATCCTGCATCTAACATCGGGCACGTAAGGATGCTAGATGGGGGGGATGGATACGACTATCTAAATATATCTAGCGATGATGGAGAGGGAACTTACTTGCCAGTTGTCTTCCCTACGGGGATTAACGTAGCTGGTGCTACAGGTTTTTCAGGACAAGTTTCTGCAACGGGGTTTTTTTCATCCTCTCCATTAGTTGGCACAACCGCGGGGTACATTAGGCTTACAGATGCCAACAACATAGGGAGCTGGACAATCCGTAGCCCAGTTAGTTTAGCAACTACCCTGACGCTAACCCTACCCACAGGATACCCCGCGTCAACTCAGTTCTTGCAGTCCGATACTTCAGGTAATTTGAGCTGGTCTGCTGCGCAAAAAACAATTACGTCCGGTACAGCGGCTCCCTCTGGTGGGTCCGATGGCGACATATATTTACAGTATGTATAAGGTGACACATGGCTGACAATGTAGGTTATACCCCCGGAACTGGTGCAACTATAGCTGCTGATGACATTGGTGGTATTTTATATCAGCGCGTCAAAATCGGCGTGGGCGTTGACGGCTCAGCTACAGATGTATCCTCTACTAACCCAATGCCTGTTAGTGGCACTTTTTGGCAGACAACGCAACCAGTAAGCGCAACTTCCCTCCCTCTCCCTTCTGGCGCAGCAACCGCTGCCAAGCAACCAGCTTTAGGAACCGCAGGAGCAGCGTCAACTGATGTGCTATCAGTTCAGGGCATTGCGTCCATGACCCCACTAAAGGTTGACGGAAGCGCAACCACTCAGCCGGTCTCAGGTACTTTTTGGCAGGCTACTCAGCCAGTCTCAATCGCCACGATGCCAAGCACTCCAGTAACGGGGACATTCTGGCAGACGACGCAACCAGTAAGCGCGACTTCCCTCCCTCTCCCTTCTGGGGCAGCTACGGCAGCAAAACAACCAGCTTTAGGTACTGCGGGTACTCCTTCCGCAGATGTGCTGACTGTTCAAGGCGCAACCAGCATGACCGCCTTGAAAGTGGATGGGTCTGCGGTTACTCAACCTATATCAGGCACCGTCACAGCTAATGCCGGTACAAACCTGAATACTTCCGCTTTGGCTTTGGAGTCTGGCGGCAACCTAGCCACACTGGTAACAAGAACACCGGCAGTCGGGCAAACCACAATGTCCGGCAGTAGCCCAGTGGTTATTGCATCAGATCAAAGTGCGCTTTCTGTTAACTACGCAGCAGCAGCTACACAGACGTATAACGTAGCTGGTGTAATAACGATCAATACCGTGCTACTTACTTTAGACCTAGCTCAATACCGTGGCGCGTCTATTCAGTGTACGAGTATGGGTACAACTGGTGTAGTTACTCCAGAATGGTCAAACGATAATGCTACGTGGGTAGCGGCAACCATATTTACCCCTCCGGGGGCTAGTGCGACTACATTTAGCGCGGCTGGCTTGTGGAATGTGCAGAAGCAAGCTAGATACTTACGTTTGCGTTTATCCACGGCAACTACTGCGGGCACGACTACGATATACACTGAAGCCTATCAGACTATACCCCAAGCGTGGTTTGCTACCCAGCCAGTTTCAGGAACTTTTTGGCAGGCGACGCAGCCGGTTTCCATGGCAACCAACACCCCAACATTGGCGGCTGGTACAAACTTAGCTGCGGACGTTGGCGTTCAGTACAGAGCAAGTGCAACAGGTGGGGCTACCATTAAGCACGTAATTGCAGCGGCTGGAACCAATGCCACAAGCGTCAAGGCATCGGCTGGGCGTGTTATTGGCTGGTCTTTCTCGAATACTACGGCAGCGTATAAATACGTCAGGCTATATAACCTGACCACAGCCCCTACGGTTGGCACTTCGACGGTGATTCAAACCATAGGCATACCACCTAACGGAATCGCGCAACTTCAATTCCCCGGCGGTATCGGGTACGCGACTGGCATTGCATTATCTATTACGGGGGCAGCGGCGGATAATGACACGACTGCAGTAGTTGCAAATGATGTGGTAGGGGACCTGTTCTACGCGTAATATGCAACCATGCTTACTACCCTATTAAGCCAGCAAACCTCAACCGCTACAAGGGCTTGGATAAAGGTCAGTGGGGTCTGGAAGCAGGCAACCGTGTATATCAAGGTAGGTGGCGTGTGGAAGGTATCCACTCCGTTTATCAAAGTAACTGGCACTTGGAAATAATGAGCCCTAACGATGACCGCCAAAACCACAAATACCACGACGTTTAACCTAGACTTCAACAGCATTGCTGAGGAAGCGTTTGAGCGTTGTGGGGCTGAGATGCGTAGTGGATACGATCTACGAACTGCCCGTAGGTCACTGAATCTGCTTGTGCTGGAGTGGGCTAACCGGGGTATCAACCTATGGACGGTGGAAGAAGGGGATGTCACTCTAATTTCTGGGCAGGCTACCTATAATATCCCAGTAGACACGGTTGATCTTCTGGACCACGTAGTTCGCACGGGGTCGGGTAGCACTCAGTTGGACATCAACATTACCCGTATTTCGGGGAGTACCTATTCCTCGATACCTAATAAAACTGCCACAGGTCGTCCCATCCAAGTATGGATAAACAGGCAATCAGGTGCAACCAATGCGGACGGTACAACGAAGAGCCCGACGATTACTGTGTGGCCTACGCCTGATCCAAGTACCACTTATACATTCCACTATTGGCGTCTACGTCGCATGTACGAGGTGGGTAACGGGGTCAACGGGCAAGACTTGCCGTTCAGGTTCCTGCCAGCCATGGTAGCTGGGCTTGCTTATATGCTGTCTATCAAGATTCCCGGGGCGGAAGCACGCACTCAGATGTTGAAGCAGATATACGACGAGACTTTTCAGTTTGCAGCTGATGAGGACAGAGAGAAGGCGGCGGTTCATTTTGTGCCACGCGAGTCCTTCATAGGGTATCGGTGATGTATGGCTAGCCGGTTTTCATCTGCTAAGAACGCGATTGCCGAATGCGATATTTGTGGTTTCCGCTATAAACTAACAGAACTAAAGCAGTTGGTTATTAAGACCAAGAACGTGAACATCAAAGCGTGCCCCGAATGCTGGAACCCTGACCAGCCGCAGTTGTCCCTAGGTCTCTACCCAGTCAATGATCCGCAAGCTGTGCGTGATCCGCGTCCCGATACTAGCTATTATGCTGTCAATGGGAGTAGGGTTATTGAGTGGAGCTGGGGGCCAGTAGGCGGACCTAGAAACTTCGATGCTGCATTGGCTCCTAACTCACTAGTCGCTACAGGAGCAGTGGGTAGCGTTATTGCCGGACAGACTATTGTGGGGAACTCGTTTAGTATAACCGCTGGGTACGCTACTTATGATGATGGGTCTAATGTAGGTATTGCAATTGGGTATGGAAATAACGAAGATTATTACGGGACTTTTGGTACTGCTACTCCTAATTCAATTTTAGGGTATCCAATATATGCGTGTTATGACCAAGGAGGGGCCTACCCCACAGCAGTTCTTTTTGGGTTATCAGGGTTTACTTCCCAGCCCGGGCAGGCATTTTTTAGCACTATAACTTGCAATGGGGTTACACTGACTTCAGCGAGTGCAGGTTATAACTGGGATGGAGTGTCCATAGCAACTTGGAATTGGTCTCCGGCGCAGTTTGGTTTGGTTTCAGGTAATACATACACAGTTACATTGGGTTGAGGAATTTAACATGAACGACAATAAATCGTTTCCAAAAGAGTCGGTACCGGTGGTAGCTCAGAATTATCACGGTATCCAAAATCACAAAGCCAAGGGGGTTACCTCCAAAGCTATGAAACAAGTAGGGCGCAATATGGCCCGTGCTAAAAATCAGAAGGGGGGTAAGTAATGGCTAGTGGAAAAGGCAACAGGCCTGAGTTTGAGTACTTCGACGCAAATACTGCTGACCCTGTCGGCAAGTATGCCCAACCTAAACCAAACACTAATTCCACCGGCAAGCAGGTAGATACTGGCTATCCTGACCTCGATACGGGATGGGATGATGTACGCGTGAAGGGTAGGTATATGTCGGGTACTAAGAAGAAACAGTACGCTGACATGCGGGGTTTCGGTGCGGCTACTAAAGGTAAGAAGTTTCTACTCGACTCTGAGGATTAACTGTGTTTTACAGTAGTACTACTAGCCTTACGGCACCAGATAACCTCTGGTATGCGATACAGACGTATTGTGAAACTACGGAGCCCTCCTTCGTAGCTAATATCCCTATGTTTGTGGACTTGGCTGAGGAACGGATTTATAACTCAGTCCAACTGCCTGCATTCCGTAAGAACGTAGTAGGTAATATTACATCAGGGAATAAGTACCTGACTCTGCCGACTGATTGGCTAGCTACATCTTCTTTAGCTGTGATAGATAGCTCGGGAAATTATTCTTACCTACTAGATAAGGACGTTAACTTTATACGTGAGTCCTACCCTAACTCTACAGTTACTGGAACCCCGCAGCACTCTGCCATATTTGACTCGAACACATTGTTGCTTGGTCCTACTCCTGATACTAACTACACCAGCGAGTTACACTACTATTATTACCCAGAGTCCATCGTAACGGCGGGTACTAGTTGGCTTGGGACTAACTTTGAGACTGTGCTTCTCTATGGCTCCGTGCGTGAGGCGTATACTTACCTTAAGGGCGAAACTGACATATCTGCATCCTACGAAGCTAAATACCAAGAAGCAATTGGGTTGCTTAAAGTTCTCGGTGACGGTAAAGATCGCCGTGATGCGTACCGGTCAGGACAAGTTAGAGTGCCTGTTACCTAAGAGAACCCTATGGCAATCACGCAAACACTTACTACCAGTTTCAAAACAGAACTCCTGCAGGGGCTGCATAACTTCGGCCCTACTTCCCCAAATACGTTCAAGATTGCATTGTATTCCTCTACTGCAGCACTTAATGCGGCCACTACGGTGTATACAACAACTGGGGAGGTTACGGGGGCTAACTACACAGCCGGGGGTAAAACTCTTACTATTTCCACTACGCCTACGACGGCTTCAGGGGGTACGACGGCGTTTGTTGGGTTTGCGGATATTTCGTGGACACTGGCTACCTTCACTACGGCAGGGGCACTCATATATAACTCGACTAACGGAAATAGAGCGGTAGCAGTGCTTAACTTCGGGGGCAGTAAAACTAGTACCTCTGGGGTATTCACGGTGCAGTTCCCAGCTGCTACAGATACTACGGCTATTATTCGGATATCATAATGTCAGGGTGGGCACCGGTAACCCTGAATGTCCTCTTAGCTACGGAAACCGGGGCATTACTTGTAACCGGAGGAAGTTCTGTTACCTACGTAGCAGCCGTGCAAGGTGGGGTAGCTAATTGGAGTTCTATTTCTACTACGCAAACGCCGGGGTGGGGGCAGGTTTCAGACAGCCAAACCCCTAATTGGAGTTCTATTTCTACTACGCAAACGCCGGGGTGGGGGCAGGTTTCAGACAGCCAAACCCCTAATTGGACCGACATCACAACCTAGAGGTGACTTATGAACTGGCTGGACATTATCGGTGGTATTTTCAAACCCGTAGTAGACCTGATCGAGCACACCATGCCCTCTGGTGCGGATAAGATTCAGTTACAACAGAAGATACTTGAGGCTCAGGCAGCGGCAGCTCAGCAAGCTATGGAGTACGAACGTCAGCTCATGGATGCTCAGAGCAAAGTGATTCTGGCCGAGGCCCAAGGGTCCAGCTGGCTGCAACGCAACTGGCGTCCACTCATGATGGTGTTTTTTGCCTCCTTGGTAGGTGCCCGCTGGCTGGGCTACTCCGCCCCCGGTATGTCCGAAGCTGAAGTGATGGAGCTTTGGGGGATCATCAAGTTAGGTCTTGGCGGATATGTGATCGGTCGCAGTGTAGAGAAAGTGGCCCCTACTGTTGTGGATGCGATGAAAAAATGAACACTGAAAACCTGTATGCGTACAAGTTTCTGGTAGCCCTAGATCGGTTCTTCGGAGCTGTGCTATTTAGAGACCCAAATACAACCATTTCTGCCGAGTGTGGGCTTGAGTTACGTAAGCCAAATCCTGCATGGTGGGCCATACTAATAGGCCGACAGTTCCTTAACCGGTTCTGGCCGGGACACTGTGAGAAAGCGATCAGGTACGATGCCTATATAGCATGGAAAACAGTTAATGCGCTCGGTTTCGATTGTCCTGAACCTACTGAGAGACCCCGATGACCTTCGACGAAGCGTTTCAAATTCTGATCCAGTTTGAGGGAACTTTTGTGGATAACCCCGCTGATCCGGGTGGGGCTACGATGTATGGAATTACCCAGCGTACCGCCCGCGCCTTGGGGTTTATGGGGGATATGAAGGATTTGCCAGTGAATACGGCTAAGAATATCTACAAAACGGGGTACTGGGACCCGATGAAGATTGAGACCCTCCCAGTAGAACTGCAATATGCGGCCTTTGATGCGGCGGTAAATAATGGTATAACACACGCAAACCAGTGGCTCCTTGCGGCTCTGCAAGACGACCCTGCACCAGAGAAAGCACTTCGTAGGTTTATGAGCCTACGGTTGAAGTTTTTTACCAGCCTGAATACGTGGCCTACTTTTGGTAAGGGATGGTCGCGTAGGGTTGCAGCTATTTTACTGATGTAGGGCCATGCCACTAATCAAAGTACCATTTAAGCCCGGGGTCAACCGGGAAATTCCGGAATACGCAAATGAGGGCGGGTATGACTTCTCGAACCTTATTCGTTTCCGTATGGGGTACGCTGAGAAGATTGGTGGCTGGGCAAATACTAACTATGTAGCAAACCCTACTTCCCCGGGGAGCTATACATATAACGGAGTAACACGCTCACTTACTAACTGGATCACGTTAGATGGGGGTAATCTACTAGGGTTCGGTACGACCCAGCAGTACTACGTTCAAAACGGCGTAGGCTCCGCATATAATGACATCTCTCCAGCGGCTAATACTGCTAGTTTGCTAGGTACCTCGTTTCGTACTGTAGCTATGGGTAGTCCTGTGGTAGAAATCTTTAATGCCGCATCTAGCTTTGTGGCCCCTACGTCGGCTAACGGTGGACTTGATGTAGGCTCGGTGGTGTACTTTTATGCGAACCTGTCGGGTAATTTGCTTTTGGAGTCGGGGGCGGGGAATTACATAGATCAAGAAGGTGGGACGGGTGCAGGGTTCAGATTCCTAGTCGGCAGCTCCGTATCTGCACTAACTGTAAACGGGGTAACTCTGAATGCATCCTATCCACAGAGTAGTACGCTATCCACCCCCTACGTAGTAACCTCGGTTAACCGGAAAACTTTGACTTCCGTAACAGCCTCTGGTAGCGGGACGGTTGCAACCCTGATTGGAATAGCTGCGGATAGCACGCTGCCTGTCGCCGTAGGAAGCACTGTATATGTCTATGGGCTTAGTGTGGCTGGGTATAACGGGGCACAGATCGTACAGTCCGCTTCTTACAATTCCAGTACTGGGGTAACTACGATTACCTTTAACTCTACGGTTACAGCTGCGGCTTCCGGGGGCACAGTTACATGGGTTCATAGTTTCCAAGTTATTGGAAGTGGTACAGCATCCGCCGCAGGCACCGACTCCACTATTGCGTCCTTGGCCGTAACTGCAACTTACCTACCCAATGTGGGCGATAACACAACAATATATAGCTCATCTGCGGCACAGAGTTATACTAAGCGTGCATGGTCACAAGCTTCCTTCGGGGATGACTTAGTATTCGCTATTCAAGGTAACCCAATCTACTACTGGGCTAAGGATACGACTAACTGGAACGCAGCTACTACACTGGCTGCATATGCTAATACCAAGCAGTACCAGCAGGTGAATGTGACGGGGTTGACCTCCAGCACGGTTTTTACGGTGGATTTTAACGACTATGTATTCCCGGGGCAGACAATATCTATTGCTTCGGGGACGGGGACTATTAACGGGTCTACCACAGGTACCGTCAAGATAGTGAGTATTACAGGGCTGTCTGTTACGGTGGAATCAACTGCTACCCTTGCATCCTTCTCCAGCACCACAGTCCTAAACCTCTCATACTCCGGCCAATTTGTACCTACCCAGACAAATAAGCTTTACATATCCCCTGTGTATCAGTTCGTTATTGCACTGGGGGCTAACCCATATGACCCTACTAATGCTAATACTACGTTTGACCCGCTGCTAGTCCGTTGGTCTGACCAAGCTAACCCGTATCAGTGGATTCCGCAATCTAGTAACCAAGCAGGCGAACAGTCTTTAGGTAATGGGTCAAAGCTAGTCACTGCGGTTGCCAACCTGCAAATTATCCTGCTGTTCACTGATTCTGCCGTATACCAGATGCAATACGTAGGTGCGCCGTATGTATTTAGCTTTACCATGCTGCAAGACAACATATCCATTATCTCACAGAATGCAGCAATCACTGCTAACAACGTAACATGGTGGATGGGGGTAGATAAATTCTATGCGTTCTCTGGATCAGTACAAGTTATCCCATGCCCGATACGCCGATTTGTATTTAGCAACTTGAACAAACAATATGCATGGCAGACGGTGGCTGGGTATAACGAAGGCTTCAGTGAAATCTGGTGGTTTTATACCTCCAATAACAGCACGGTTAATGAT